CAACCAGGTTATTAAGGTGCCCAAGAACGGCGGTGCCCAGTACGCGCTCACTGCCGTGCTCACCACCCTCCTCTCCATCGCGGTCTACATGATGATCTCCACTGTGTCTACTCGCGTCTCCAAGCCCGCGCAGCCCGTGTACGCTATTTCGCGCTAATCGGACCGCCTCGCATCAGGAGCATGAGTACCATACCAACACACAATATGATACCTATATAAATATAAACCTCTTGGTTATAAAGAACCTCTGTTACCGGGTTCTTTATTTTCTCGGTATCCGTCTTTTTGCTGAATGTATCTAGTGGGACTTTTGGGAGTCCTTCAAGTTTATCCGTAGAACATGTAATTTCAAATTTCAAAACGTGCTCTTGATTTCTGAAATCATATGGAATGAGTCTTCCATGACTCATGTAAAAGAATTCAATCTTCAACTCTTTGACAACTTTTTGTGGACCGGAATGAAATCTGTGCACGAGAGGGTCATCTCCTCCATGTATGTTGATAATATCCGATCCATCTAACAGGATGTGACCCGTATAGAAGGGTGTAGACGTGTACACAGACTGAGTAAATTCGTCAGAACCGGAAGTCATTTTCAGAATGAGTGAATTTGGACCACCGAGATTGATCGCCCCAGAACGAAGTTCCTTATTCGTGGATGTGTAGTTATTCGAGGTGAAACCGATAACCTGATGTGGTGTCGTTAACGAAGAAGACGTGTCCATGTATCCATTCGTACCATCCAAGAATTCAAATGTAAACGTATGATCACCGACAGACGTGTTTGAAAAAATGAGGCTATCTGTATCCGTATCGAACGTGACTGTATCAACATTACTCGATGATCCCAGCTTTAAATCAAGATCTGAAGCGAGTTCTGTACCACTCGTATAGTTCGTCTCATCGAGTGTGATGGGTGTTCCGTCCACACTGAAGGTTTTGTTCGTAGCACAGGTTGCGAGCTGAGGTGTGGGAATACGGGCTGATACGAGTTTAAACTCTGTAACATCGTATATCGGATTTTCGAGAGTAACCACGTAACTATTCGCGTATGCATATATATTTGCCTGTCGTTGACTACTATCGATAGTAAGACTGTGCACCTTCATTAAAATAGATGGATACTATTTTAATGACTGTTTTCAACGAATTGTGAATAATTAACGATACATGGCGTGCGCGAGTGGGTTGTTCTTGAGTTGGTTCGCGGCGATATCGAGGCGTCTAGAGTTGGGGTTTTCATTACCCTTGTATGCATTAAACTGATGGAACGTCTTGCTCTGATAATTCTGTGTCCATCCACCATTCGCACCGTTTATGCGACCATCGACCCGAGTCGTATCGGAACGAACCGCCGTGAGTGCACCACCTTGCTTCAAAGCGCTTTCGCGAACATTCATGCGACCCGCGTTGCCCATACGGTTGGGCTTACCACGACGATCCTCTGGGCGGAAACCATACTTCATGAGCTCCTCGTTCGTCTTGGCGGCGACCTGGCTGGCAACACCAGTAGCGTACGCACCATGGAAACTGTGAATACCGGGCGCTGGCTGGTTGTTGTACCTGTACTGCTCATCGTTGCGATCCGCCTTGAATCGCGTGGGATCCTGAGCGAGTGTCTGGGCAGAAACGAGACGCTTCGCACCGTTGTACCCGAGACCATCTCCACGTAAACCCGTTTCGGACCGGTTAGTGGTTCGCTTGGTTCTTTCGTGTTCGTTGCGTGGTACGACACCCGTCATCCCTTGAGCACGACCAGCCATCGTAGGTAAACGGGATGGGAGATAAGCGGTCGTTTCAGGTTTGTTATGTGTGAGCTGACCAACCTTAGCCGAGCGACCACCAGTAACATCCGCAGCGGGACCGGAACGGCCTGGTAAAGTCGTGAGACGGTACTCACCTACGTTAATGGGATTAACCCGGAACAATTGCTGATGACCACCGACCGCAGGAACACTCGAATCGACACCGAGACCTGGTCCGACGAGCTGCTTTTCGACTGGGGACAGGTTGTTCATGCGACCCTGATCATACATGCGGTTACGCATGTTGAGAATTTCTTGGCCACCACTTCGCTGCTGACGACCAATATCGGCAAAACTCTCCATCTCCCGCTTCGAAGGAACTTCGACACGCGAAACAAAGTCATTCTGTTTGAAGCTGGGAGCCACTGCACCCATGCCATCATTTGTCATCGCAATCTTTGCTTCTGGGCTGTATTTTTCGGTTTTATTCTGGGACAATGTCCGTCCAGCATATACAAGACCGGCTACGGCTAACAGTGAAATAGGATCAGCCATTCTTATTTCTTACTGACATTTTTATTAACGTACCTTTTCTGGAAAAGACCATTTTGGAGGTCGGCACGGGTACTGGCGGGCTCATACTTTTGAGTGCGCAGAGGAACCTTACACTCCATGTTGTTGAGAGGGAAGAGATTGCGCTCGTACGTTTGAACGATGTTCTTGTTGAAACGGGTCGTGGTTTGGGGTCTAAGTTGATCGCTCGTATCTATGAATTGCGCGGGCGCACCCTTTCCAGCCATGTACGGGGCCGTGCCATACAACATCGTGTTGGGGCGCGAGCCGTAGTTCAAGTGGCTGGGCTGAGGGTACACAAAAACTTCATCGGTAGCTCGGTTAGGAGGGAGAGCACCCTTGTTGTCGACAATGAAGAGACCAGGTTGAAGCTGATACGCCATTTATTATTACACGAGAATATAATCTAACTATACGTTCCTCCGCCACCTCGCACCCGGCCACCGCCTCTGAGACCCCGAATGTCTCCGTCCGATCCTAGTCCAGCGAAAGCCTCGAGCTGAACACCTCTCGCATCAGGGTTACAAAACTGTGTGTTACTTTTACACATCGGACCATTCTTGGGGCCATACAACCACTCCGCAAACTTCGTCTGATCGCCTGGAATTTTAGACACAGGCGTACTCACAAACTGACGCTCGAAAGCATTGCGCTTATGCACAGGAAGAGTAGACCTAGACCTACCCATATCATAAGCAACTTGATCACTGCTATACTTCTTTATCAGGGGCTGTGTAGTCGCATAATAACAAGCCTCTAAGCGATTAGGAGCATCCGTGTAATCCGTCATGAGAACATTTCCAAGTGGGTTCTCCTTTGTTGGTTTCTGACACACATTCATCTTATCGGTGCTACCATACGGCTCCTTGATGAGATTCGCCTTGTACATGACATATATGACCGAGAGCATCGTCGCACCGAGTATAAACATACGAGGATCTCGACGAATCAGGAACAAAATGCACGTGGCATAAATGATAAAGCGAGACGCAGCGTTGACCCTTTCCGCTGGTGTCTGTTTACTATTCGGCCAAAAGTCTAAAATTCGTTTATTCTTGACAAGTTGTTTAGGATCTTCGAACCAAACTTTCATTTAATATAGATGAGGTTTATTTTTTCGGGAGGTTGCCCAACATTCCAGTCATACTTCCCATCATCTTCATGAGGGCATCCTGGTTAATTTCACCTTCGTTACCGGACTGAATCTTGTCGGCACACTCCTTCGCCATAGCCTCGATCGCGGACAAGGTGTCTTCGGGTACAGACTGAATAGTCGTTCCGAGAATGTAAAGCGTCTGAAGGTACTGCCACACAGCATCCTTCGTGCCATCTCCCATACGCTTCCACAACTTGATGATATCGAGCTCCGAAAGAAACTCGATTTCGTTGGAATGGACGAGAATGAACAGCTCATCTTTCGCAGAGATGTTATCCGCGTATGGAGAAACACTCTTCATGAATCCGTCGACGAGAAGTCGAGGGCTCGTACTCTTAATAAGGTCGAACGATGTCAACATCTTCTTGATACTCTTTTCATCTGGAAAAGTCTTGTGCAATTCCACAAGAAATTGACCCATCATGTCGTTAAACGCAGTCACGGACGCCATTTTCTTAATAGTACGGTGTAATCTTTAAGTTAGAAAGGTTCATTGGAAATGACCTCTCTTTGACCAATACCATTCAGTACGATCGCGTATACGAGAATTGCGACGAGCACGGAGGGCTTGGTGTATTGGTTCAGTTCCAATTTACCTTCATTATTGAGATACGCTTTGAGATGAATGTATCCGGCGGTCGTCGCACCGGCGATGAGCGCCGCGTATACTGGGTCGCGTAAATACTCGGAGAGTTCCATTTAATTATAACGGGGATTTTTTGTGGGAAATTCCGGTGCATCTCCAAAGAGTACGTCATCGTCATCTTCCGCCTGAAGTTCAGGTTCGGGACCGGGAACGCCTGGTACGGTTTTGAATTCCTGATCCATTTGTTGCTCATTTTCCATTTCAGGCTCGGGCTCTGGTGCGGGCTCAGGCTCGGGCATGGGCTCCGGTACCTGCTCTGACATGGGCTCTGGCATGGGCTCCGCCTCACCCTCGAAAATCTCTGGATCTTCGGCATCTTCAACGTCACCGTCAAGGTCAATATCCCTAGATTCTTGTGACATGTATGTCTGAAGAATCTGCTGGACGGGTATGAGCTCTTTGATTGAATTTTCGATGCATGCACAAAAGCGCGATGTCAATTTTTCATCGCGGTGGTAAATGCTCTGATCCTCGTGGAACACGTAGGGATCCCTGTATAGGTCTTTGGCGATGTTGTTGTAACACGTTTGGATAAACACTTCATTCGTAGGGAGTTTTAGCGAAATCTTCT